AAGATAGTTAAGACTTTCTACACCACTATTCCAATTAGCAGGAATACGTGTATCTTCGATATAAGGACCTTTAACAGGATCAGGAAAGCGTTGCTTACCTACATATGTTGCATAGAAGCCGCTCAATGCTGGCAAAAAATGTGCGTAGTCGTTCTGTGTCGCTGTTAAATCTTTATTAATCAAAATCCGTCCTTACTATATGTTTTCTCAATGCTCTAACAAGTTCTTCTAACTTATCAATTATACCAATTAAACTTTTATCAGTAATATATGATTGACGCTCACGTAACTTATCGTATTCTCTCAAAGGTATCGTTACTGTACTATTTTCGTTTTCGTATGTTGCATCTTCTGATCTATCATCTGTCATAAAACTCCTACTTACTTTGTGCTGGTAAGATATAATCATATTTGACCATGCCACTATCAACACTAATCATCATAGCACCTTGATCTGAGATACTCATTGTAGCATCACCATCTAAGTTTAAGATTGCTTGCACTTGTGCAACTGGCCAACTCCATGTATGTGCTAATTTACTTTCAACACCATGCTGGAATACAAACTCACCTGCGTGTGTACTTGCATCACCAAAACTAAAAACTAAGTTACCGTCTTTAGTCATTACATTAAATGTAGGTTCTTCTGCGTGTGCCGCACTCATAAGTTTCATACGTGCAATACTTGCCATACTTGGTTGGAATGTTACATTCCATGCCGCACCTTTGAACTTAACTGTTTTTAGTTTTTCTTCAATGATTGCTTTGTTCATAAAGCGATAATCATTTTGGAAGTCGCCTGCTGTATTTTCAAAGTGAATGTGTGTCGGAATCACTTCTCCGTTGCGTTCTGCTTTCACAACATCAATCTTTGCGTCTTTTTGATACTCTGGATTTTTCAAATGCAAACTTAGTTTGTCTAAGTTAGGCATACCAAATGTACCTTCAAACTCTGCTACTGGCGAATGTGTACTTCCTGATAAAATCACTGAACGATCTTCAGCCATTGCATCAATAGATGTACCTTCGTCATTGCTAACCTTAACTAGTGCTAAAAAGCCTAGTGCATGGGTGTGTGCAACAACGTCTTGTAGAATGTCTTTCATGTAGTTTCTCCTATTTCAAGTTTTATTATATTATCTTTTGGCTTGTTTGTCAAGACTTTTTCTATATCATATTTAGGTTTAAACCCTAAACGCTTCATTCTTTCCATATTTGCACAAGTCCATTGTCTTTCATATGGGGTATTTAGGCGGATGGGTAAATGATCTGCAAAGTCTTGAACCTTATAAGGCTTACCCGTGCCAATATCAACTGTACCAGAATACCTACTAGTTATTAATAACTCAATAGCATCACAAAGATCACTTATGTGTATAAAATCTCTATAATGATTTGTTACATATTCTAATTCATCGTCAATTAATTTTTGTAAGAACATACCTTTACGTGGATTATGATCATACACTGTATGAAAACGCATGCCTAATGTGTTTACATTTCTTTCGGCGGCTTCTTCAACAACATACTTACTAGCCGCATAAGGATTTAAATCAGGTTCATATGCACTTGAACTACTTGCATACAATATTCTTGTTTCAGGATAACGTGCGAACAACCTTTTACTTACTTCTACATTATTACGCCAATATCCTGCAGGATCGTTTATACTTTCACGTACTCCACTTTTACCTGCCAAGTGTATAATTAAATCAAATTCTTCTTTAAGATCACAGTCATATAAATCGTCACCGTCTTGTAAATCAAATCCTACAATACTATGATTCTTTTTTAGTCTATGTAATAGATGACTACCTATGTAACCTCTATGACCTGTCAGCATTATATGCATCAAGTAACTCCCAAGTATGTTTCCAATCCTTTACTTCATGGGTGGAACTATTTCCTCTTTCCCATAAAACTTTTTTCAAAGGATAATCGTTACCGTATGGATCCATTCTGTCTCCATAAAAATGTAACGTATCGTTTACGTCAAAATCGTAAATAATTTGACTTTTATCTGCACCAATAGGACTAATATCAATACCAGTTTCTCCTCCTGGTCTTGCAATTAGATCTGGAAATTCTTTATTAAATAAATCTGCAATAAAATTTCTTTCGTTGCGTTTTGTATCATACTCTACGTATAATTTACGTTCGCCTAGTGTAGCATTACGACCAACAACACTAAAGTTAATCATACCTGATCGTTCTTCGATGTGTAAACCAGTCCTTAATGGAAATTTGCTTTCTTCTAGTTTATCTTTTAACCATGTTCTAACATGATAAGGAACTGTCCAATCATTAACCTTAACCTGTCTGTTGCCTTCCCAAACTTCACTACCTGAACAGTTGTATACACGTTTAGCCATACCATAAATTACGTTGCCTATTTGTTCAACTGTTTTAGGTTTGTCACTACCTGTAACAAGATAAACATGATGCAGTGTGCAAAAGTCAAAGAAGAACTGTGCAAACTTTTCGTCTATCTTTCCTCGACTTGGTGTTAGTGTTCCGTCTACATCAAATATAAATTTATTCACAAACTCTACTCCGTAAATCACTCGAACTAAAACGATGATCTCGTTTGTTAAAGTGTAAGTCAATATCACGTTTACGACAGATGTCTTTGCCTGTAAAGTCCTTATCGCGATATTCTTCTCCTAGTATGCGTACATCAATTGGGTACATACTAAGGATGTCTTCTAAATCAGTCTCTGTGCCGTATGGAATAATTTCATCTACATACTCAACACCTTTTAGTTGTGTGTAGCGTTCTACTACAGTTTGTATAGGTGCGTTCTTTTCTTTCCTATCTACACTAGGATCCACTTGCAATCCGCATATTAAATAATCACATTGTTCCTTTGCTTCACGCAACATTATTATGTGTCCTGCGTGTAGCAAGTCAAAAGTACTACAAGTAAATCCTACTTTCATACCTTATCCTTTTCTAGTTTCTTTATTCTTTTCTCTAGTTCTTTGATACGAGATTCTAACGAAGGTGGTGCATTTTTCACTTGTCGCTCCCACCATTCTTTACCAATTGTTTGTAGGCAAAGATCATATGGAATAGCCAAATGTAGGCATGGATCTGGATCATCTTTTAGTGGATCAATAGTATGTGCTCTAGTGTCAGTGTATACTGCTACTGCGGTAATAAAAACTAATAATGCTATAAGTAACTTCATTTTAGTAATTCCTTCATTTCTTTTTTCTCAAGGCTAAGTTTTTCTTTGTAACTCATAATATAAGCCGCACATGCCAATACTGCGATAGCACCTGCTTCTGCAATAAGCATCCAAGGATCTGCTTCCTTACTATGTAATACAATGAGTCTGCACAACGCAGTCATTGCAATTATTATCGGAAGTGTAACAGGTATTCTATTACTAATATAAAACGCCCCTACCATTCCTACAATCTCAGCATAAATGAAAAGCAAGAACAAGTCACCCAGTTCTACTTTCATATCGATTACCATTTCATAAATGTCCATACCAGCGGCGAACATTGTAAGAGCACCAATCACTGCTAGTAAAAGTTTTTCACTATAAAAAGTTGTCCAATGTAAACTTTTGTCTATCTTACTCCGTTCAAACATTATTCTTTGTCCTTTTTCAATAATTGATTATCGTATCGGTTAACCATAGATTCTTTAATATCGTAAACTTGTTCACCCTTTATCATATCAATAATAATATTTGTTAAATTAACTTCACCACGTAAGTAACTAATTTTACTTTGTAGTTCAGCAAGTTCTTTAAGATAAAATTCTAGTTCTTTTTCTTTACGTAATTTCTGCTCAATAAAGTCAGTAATTAAAATCAGTTTTTGTTCTTCACTCAATGTCATTATACTCCAAACTCAAATAAACTTCCAAATGTTGTGTTTTGCTTAGTATCTTCTAGTGGATAGTTAAGCACTCCAATCAAATTGTCTAGTTTGTTGTCAATAATAGTTTCTGCCATTGCCGCATCATCAAATGGCAGTTCTTTAAACCATTCTGGAATACGCAATTCGTCTGTAGGATACGCAACACTTGTATATCCTAGCGGATTCTGTTTTAGTTTGCAAACAATAACTTTCATACCATCTACAATTTCTTGTGAATACTTGTCGCTGTTCATACGTTTAAGTGTGTTCCAGTTGATGCTTGCTCTTACATGACCGGGCATGTTTGCTTTGCCTTGCTTTTCTTCTAGTCGTTGATAGTGTCCAATTTTGTTTGCACGTTTAGGCGAACCTTTCTCCCAACCAGGACGTTCTGAAAACTCTTTACGGAATTCTGTAATACGATCTAGTACTTGTTTCTGCGGAATATCTGTTAGTACCATAAGTAATAGTTCACTTAAGAACTCCTGCATAAACACAGGTGTATCTGATCTACGCAAGTCTAAGCCCATTGCTTTTACTTTGCCTGGCTTTCCATCTGTGTCGCTTCTAAAGCCTTCAATATCATATACTAGTGCCGCATAACGTTTCTTTGTAATATACAATCCACTTTCAGCAACAATTTCTCTTGCCGCCGCAATAACATCTGATCTACTCTTCGGACAATGAAATGCATCTAGCATAAACTTTGGAAATGTTTCATTAGCCGCTTCGCATACTTGATCATACAGTTTTATAACATTGTCTTTGTCCCAAGGTAATTGACCTTTGTCAATTTGATCTTTAAGAACAGGATGAGCACTAAAGTAACAAGAATCTGTATCACCATAAATCATTGCTTCGCCAACATGATCATATTTGCCAGTAATAACTTTGTTTACTTCTGCTGACATGTGTTTAACAATAGTACGGCCTGTTAGTGTTGTACTTTGTCCTATACGTTTATCAAAAAATCTACATCCTGGATTTAGGATAGCACCATACAAACTGTTCAAGTTAATCTTCTTAACCAACTGTCGCTTATCCCAGTATTCAATTTCTATTTTATTTCCTGCATCTTTTGCTTTTTTAAGTTGTGCTTGTAGTTCTTTACGTTCTTCATACCATCTTGCTAAGATTCCTGGAATCACACCTTCAAACTCAGTTGTAAAAATTGTACCATTAGATGAAAGCATCCATGGATTATTACTGTCAAAGATAATTTTATAAATTTCTGCACCGCTGAATACTTCAGTTTGACCATTTTCAAAATCAACAGTTAACGAAACATCACGCTTTTGATCCATCACTGCTTCATACTCTTCTGTACTAAAGCGTCCTTCCCAAGACCCTGCAAAACTCTTCTTTTTAAGCGTCATATCTTCATGTACACGGGCTTCGCTGATGTCAGGGCGTATTTGCCCTACGATTGTTTCTGGAGCCATATTAAGGGCTCTAATAACACTAGGATATAGACTGTTCAAGTCCATTGAACCAATCCACTTGTGTAAGCCTTTTTTAGGAAATGCAACGTATGCACCTGCGGCTTGTGTTGCACCATCATCATATTTTTTACGATTAGGAACTTGTAAGCCTCTATGATGTGCTTCGTTTACAATCGCTTGTTCAGTAACTGCAACAGCACCCATAGTGGTCTGTAGCAAAACAGTATTTGCGTGTGCTAGTTCGTTACTAAGATCAATAAATCTTAGTTTTTTGTCCAACTTGTCCAGTAGTGCGGTATCTTGTATGTTGTATTCAATAAACTTTCTAAAGTCATTGTTGTACAGTTGATCCAAAGTACCTTCATAAGGTACCTTATTCTCTCCAACTTCAACCTCGCCGATTGCATCAAGTCTGTAAGTGTGTCTTTCTTCATACGTGTATTTACGATATAAATTCAAACTATCTAAATGTACTCTGCCTACTAGGTCATAGGTTTCCGCTGATTTACCATACTTTTCATATTCACGCTTCTTAGGCAACTGGCCCCACAAACAAAAACGTCTTGTGTCGTCTTTGCTTAGTACACGGCTAGTTCTGTTTACAGTATACGGAATATCATAACCTTCACTGTTCCAACCTGATAAAATGTCAGCGTCTTCAATTAGTGTTAAGAAAGTATCGATCATGTCGCCTTCTTTTTCAAACAACATTACATTTTCAATACCTTCAAGTGTCTTGTGTGCTTCGTCCATAGTAAGTGTCTTAGGCGGAACTGCCAAACATACCATAGTTTCCATCCATTGCAAGTATACACTTATACTTGTAATAGGCATAAAAGGATCACTTGGATCAGCAAAGCCACGCTCAGGATCAAAGTCAGTTTCAATATCAAAGAACGCAATGTTTAGTTTAGGAGCATCTTGATTAAGATAGTTTTCACTCAAACATTGGAATATAGGATTAATGTCGCTTTCAAAAAGATCCTTGCCTTTGTTAATAGCAACTTCTTTACGAAAGTCTTTTGTATTTTTACATACAACTCGTGTTAGTGGATCACCATAAACACTTTTGTATTTGCCTCTTGGGTCTTTGTAATAAAATGTATATTTCGCTTGGTATTCATGGAAGTGTCTTTTTCCATCCTTACGTTCAACTGTTCTGATAATATCAGAATCGCGATCAAATAGTGCGTCTACGTAACTCAATTATATCTCCTCGTTGCTTATGGCCAACGGACCTTCTGCATGCCTCTTGGGCGTTTCTTATTATTACTATAATATTAACATAATTTATTGATTTTGTCAACAACAATATCATGTATTTTTTGGTTGCCTGTAATGTTATAATGATTCTCTGAGCCTTTGTGTGTTTTCCAAAATTCGCTAAAGTCTAAGTGATTATCTTCGTATATAAAAAGTTTTGCTACTTCTATATGCGACATACTTATATAAACTTTATTATTTAATAAACTATTAATTTCTTTTCTCAACAAACTATAGATAGTTTGATAGTACTGATCGTCATAGTGATATTTAAAATATCCTTTTGCCGCCGATAAACTAGGATTGAAAAAACTAAATCTATCTATATCGTTGTATAATAAATCACAGTCTTTATGTAATCCTTCTTTGTGCAATGGATGATCAAGTGTATGAACTCTACTCAAACTAGTATGACTAACTATTACTGCATCATAGTCTTCTAAGTTTGCATTTTGTATTTGTTTAAGTATTTTATATTCGCTACAACCTGCTTGAGCAACATTAGTTACATCGTGACTTTTTGCTAACAGTTTGACCCAACTATTGTGTCCTGGCCATTCTGCCGCAAAACTGTCGCCTGCAACAAGTAACTTCAAAACATTAATCCTACAACATATATAACTGTAAGTCCTGCGTTAAGAACAATAAGACTACGTTCTTTCCAAAGTATTCCTATTAATACCCATAATGTATTACTTGCAATAAAAGCATATATGTACCAAGGGTATATATTAAATGCGGCCATTGTTGCGGCCACTAGTAAACATGCGGTTGCAAACCAAGCCAAAGGTTGATAAGGTTTTACCACCATTGTGCCGCCACACCGTAACCAAATATATTAACACATACAAACCAGCCTGTTATTAACATTACCCAAGCGGCACCTCTACGATAAGATGCATAGCATTGTGTTGTACTACCAACAAAGAATGCAGGATAAACTAATAACATATTAGGATCTTTTGCTGTGATAGCCAGCGTCATACTTGCGCCGACTGTAAAAATAAAACTGACAAGTTCAAATGCAAATGCAACCTTATCAGATTTGTAACTGTTAATCCAAAAGTCTTTTATTTTATTCACTACAATTTATCTCGTCCAATTGTTACAATTAAAGTTTCTAAGTCATCAAACTCATCTGAAACTTTATGCCATTCACCTTTTTGTGCAATTTTAATTGCTTTATTAATCATAGATGGTTTAATATCTAATTCTTCTGCAACAGCCTTTACTGTTTCTTTTAGACCTGTACTAAGATCTTCAACTTCTTGCAATACTGTAACACCTTCATTAACTAGTCGTTCTAGTTTTGCTTTTTCTTCAGCACCATAGGTACGTGAACTCATGATTTACCTCCTAAGTAAAGTATAACAGTTGTTATTATACAATGTATTTAGGTGTTTGTCAAGTATTTTGTTTGATTATTGGTTATGCTGGTACGCAGTTGTTGACTCTAACTCCGCCCTTCATCTTAGTTTTAGGGTTTCCAATCTTTTTACCCTTCCAACATTTTGGATCTAAGCGTTGTTTGGCTTCGTCAAATTGCTCATCTGTGGCTTTTAGGTTACCACATTCTGGACATGTATTTGCAGTTTCTTCTAATTCAGCAAGTGCTTCTTTTAGTCTGTTTCGAATATGTTCTTTATAGTCGCCTTCGGCATGCATTGCGGCCATATGCTTTTTATACTTTTTAGTACCTTTTTTGTGTGGTGATTTGCCTTCTGGAATACTGTTATCGTTACAGTTACAATGTTTACAAGTTGGAGCACATGTACAATCTTCTCTTTTAACATCTGCACCACAACACTTGTCTGAACAATGTGTGTCTTTTTGTGATTCGGTTACTTCTACACCTTCAAACTTACTGTCATAATCCATAGCATGATATACTGACCCCATATAGTCTGCGGCTTTAGTAATTTTTGATTGTTTCCAACCTTCAATGCCTTCTGCTTCTGAAACACTTTTTAACATTTCGTGTAGTTTGATTGCATACTTGGCAATTTTATATAAATCTGCACGAGCCATCTGTACTTCATGGTCACGTTCTGCTACACCTGCTAGTTCTGCTAGGCCTTCTGTTAAGTCTTTCTTATTCATCTCTCTTGCTCCGAATTACAATAGTATTTATCTACTTTTCTTTCTTTGTGGCTTTACTATATTTGTCCTTCAAACGACCTAATTCTTCTTGACTAGCACCGTCACGACCTGCTTGTGCCGCTTTTTTCATATACTCTTTACCATGTTTTTTAACACCAGTATAGTATTGTAATCCACTTTCTTTTGTAGTTTTGTTTTTCTTTTTCTTAGATCCTGTGCGTGATTGCACTGCACCTAATGGCATTGCAACAGCGGCTACTCCTCCTGCCGATGTAGTTTCCTTCATAAACTCTTTAGCCTTCATCTGTATCCTCCGTTATAGGCGCAAATATACCTACTTGTTTACGTTGTTGATTACTATGAAAGTCCTCAACAATTAATTTAGTTTCTGTAATGTATTTATGCGGACACATTAATGTAACCCATAAGCCGTTTTCATATACATTTTGTTGAATATATCCTTCTTTGGTTATCATTTTATAATCCTTTTAATTAGTAAAGGTACATATACAAATACTGCAACTACTCTCCAAAAGGTTGCAAGTACTGTAGCATAGAATTTCCAGTTGTCGATGTCTATTGCTACACCTAACGAAACACCGCCTATCCATACATAGTCAAGTGTTGCGTGAAACTTTTTCCACTTTGCACCATACGTTGCAATAAGATGATCTCTTTTGTTAGCAAACCAAGGGTGTACATGTCGCATTATAACAAAGCCTTCGTTTAATACCATTACACTAAACCCTAACCAAAAAATCACAGTAACAAATCACCTTTTTCATACATTTCTTTTATATGCCCAACTCTAAATTTATCGTTAAAAGTAACTCCTAATATAAATCTATCTTCTTTTGTTTGATTAGTAACACCGTGTGGAACTCTTGTATCAAAACAAATAGGATGAGTGTAATTAATTTGTTCTTCTATCTCGCTGTTTGGATAAAAGCGACTTTCTTCTGCTTCTTCTAAATCTTCATTTGGACTAACAACACTTACAGGTAATGACATTTCATATGCATCTAAACTACTGTTAGCAAAATCTCCACAAATAGGAATATTGATTGTACATCCACGTCCATAGTCTGTGTGTGGTCCTATAATATTATTAGCCTTTACTCTATTAAAGAGTACTTTTGTAATAACATCTCCTGCATTTTTAAAAGTGTTATCTAAGTAATCTAAAGTTTCATCATCAGGTAGACCAGAGTAGAATTTGAAACGACCGGTTCCAAAGTGTCCCCATGATTCGCATTGTTCTTTAACTTTTGTTGTGAATAATTGTTTGTCTATGTATAGTTCAGGTATTAAAAAGTATTCCATAAGCACTCCTATGCTGTATTTACTTTTTCTTTTTACGTCCTGATTTCATATTGGCACACCAATGATACATTTTAGCACGTTCGCCACTGTATTTTTTAGCCAAAGTGCGTAACTTTGTAACTGATCCATTACAACTAGCACCAGATTTCTTTACTCTACCTGGCTTGCTTTTGCCTTTTTTCTTACCGTCAGCAAAGTTTTCATCTAATGTTTCACTGACGTGTACATCTATCATTCTTACAGTTGCATACTCTTCGCCCATTAAACGTAGTGCATCATAACGATGATGTCCGTTTACAATATGTCCGTGTTTGTCAACTGTAATAGGTGACATAGTATTTTCACCCATACGTTTCAGTTGATTAAATAGTTTTTTAAATTTACGTTTTTTATGTACTGGACGCATTTTACTAATTTTTAGACGTCCTAGTTTTCCTTCACCTTTCATTTGTGGAGGTTCTTTTCCACCTGTTGGTTTATCATCGTAGTGTGCATCTTGATAACCATCAGCGTCTTGTGTTTTGTATCCAAGGCGTTTTAATTCTTTTTGCAAGTACTTCATTTCTTTTCTACCTGCATAAGGTGCAATCATTATATCAGGTTCGTCATAATTACTAATTCCTGTTGGCATATCTTTCAAGTTAGCCATGTTAGTACCTATTTTAATAAAATCGTATGCAGTATCAGCCTTTGTAATAAAAGCATTTTTAGGATTAGGTATGTGTTTACCTTCTTTAGCAAGTTTAGTTGCAGTTGCATACATTACAGCGTCAGCATCTTTACCATAGCGATCTTTAAAGTCGCCTTTTTTCTTCTTCATACCTTTTACAATACGTTCTTTTTCTTTTTCTTCACCTTTTGTAAGTTCTCTTTCAGTTGCAGGTTCTTGCAAATGTTGTTGTAACTCTTTTGCAGTACGTTCAAACTTATGATCTTTATATTTAAAACCTTCACCGCCTGCGGCTTCCCAAGCATTTACGTTTTTGCCAAAATCATCAATTAATATATTAGGTGTGCCGTCTGATTGTGTTGCATACTTTGGTTTGTTGCTTGTAATAATAACGTTTTTAGGTGGAAAGAAACTTAAATTCTTTTTAATCCATTCACGCTTGTGTGGCTCTGATCTAGGATCATCTGCAAGAGGTGAACTACAAATTGTGTAACTGCCTTTAATTTTTTTAATTAGTTCTAACAGTTGTTTTGCTTGAGGAAGTAAAGGTAACTTTAACCAAAAGTCATCTGTATCTCTAATTTTTTGTAATGCTACATTTATATCGACATTGTCAATTTTTGAGTAATGATCTACTTTCATTACCTTTGCCCACTCACCAAAGAAGTCTGCAAGGACACCGTCCATGTCTACATATATTTCGCTTGCCTTAGATAGTTCGCCTACTTTTGCCTCTAACATAGCATATTGTAACATACTTTCATCGGTTTTGTCAACCGATTCTTTAACCATTCCTAGATTGTAAAGAACATTTGTACTAGATCCTTTGACCTTTTTACTTAAAGTAGGTGGTCTTCCGTCTTTATCTACCTTATTGCCAAACTTCCCTGCTTCTTTTGAAATACTATTAACGTCTACATCTGCTGTAGTGTTTACACCTTTAACTATACGGCCATCTTCTTCAATTTTACGTAGTGTATGTTTGAAACTTCCTTTTTTAGGAATAAAGTTTTCAATATCTTTTATACTTCTAAACTTCATTTGCGACCTCTAAATCCTTTTGGTGCACCTGACATGTATGGTAAACTAAACCATAACTTAAACCAATCTTTATCTCCCGGTTTTAGTCCTAATTTCTTTTCTTTCTTTTTAAGTGCAGTAGCAGTTTTACTCATATCCTCTAGTGTGTAAGGAGTAAAGCCTTTAAACTCGTTTATTCCTGCAAGTTTTTGTAGCGTTGCAATGTCCATAAGTTATTCTGCCCGTCTAACATTATGTTTGATGCCTAAGTTTGTGAATAACTTAGAACTTGTTTCAATATTTGTAAGTGCTTTTTTAATTCTATCTAAATGATCTGGATTGTCTTCTACTTTTTGTCTAAACTTTTTAGCGGCATCTGGTTTGATAAACAAAAGTCTACCACTCCATGCGGCGCCTTTTCTATAAAAACTTAAAAAGTGTTCTTTGCCATCTGCTCTATCTGCAATCCAGTCTAATACTTTCAGTTTATTTGGATCTTGTTCTTTTACACTAGCATTGTCTGAGCGTTTGAAAAGATTTAATTCATTTACATCTTCATCTGCTATTGCGGCTTCTAGTTCTTTTTCAATATCTGCTAATTCTTTTCGGTCTGGTTCAAAACTTCTAATCATTTTATCTAGTTCACGCTCATTTTTTATTTGCACTAGTTCGTCATATAGTTTCTTACCACCGTATAGTGCAACAGCAATTCCTATTGCTGGTAAACCATATTTTGACATAGCACGTACAATCGGATTATCTAAATATTTCTTAACAAAGTCAATAGCATCAGACATCCAATCAATAGTTTTCCATGCTCCTACAAAAAATGTTATAGCCCATTTGTTATTCCATAACCATTTAGCAATTTGAAACGAATATTTTCCGCCTTTTAGAGCAGGTCCTACCCATTCCTTAGTTGCAAAACTCGAACCACCTGCCCATCCTGCTGAAACACTTTTCGCCGCATCATTAACTTCTGGCGAAGTTGTAGTTGCTTTTAATTCAGTGCCTAGTGCAGTGTCAAGTAACTTAGCGGCTTCTTCGCCTTTACCTGGATACATCTGTTCAGCGGCTTTGCGTTTATCTTCAGGAGTCATTGAAGGCCATGCATTCCTTAGTTCGCTTGCACTTTTAATATCTCCACCGCTAAATTGAAAATCTATTGTAGGACCGTAAGTCATATAACCTGACTCAGTATGATCGTCCATATTATCATCTTTATAACTTTTTAAATAACCAGGTGTTCCATCTTTTTTAGTTCTATCTGGCTGTGGTTGTTCGTTACGATCTTTTTCACTACGAACAAATACAAGTGCAGTTCCGTCTTGTAACAATCCGCCATAACTGTTTAGGTTAAATGGAGATTTAACTTGAATAAAATTAGTTGGCGGTACGCCTGCAAAACTTGCTAGTTGTTTCTTAACATCAAATGGAAAAGGTCTTGTACTTGTATCATTTGTTGCCGCAACATATACATTTGTTTGCCCAAATTGTTTTACAGCCCAGTCATATAAACTTTTGTGACCAGGATGAAACGGATGAAATCCGCCGGGCATAACTGCAACTACTTTTCTTGCAGGTGCTTCGTATAGTTGTCTTAGTTTCACTTGTATACACCTTTCTTTATTAAAGGTATTTCCTCAGTATAAATCTTTTTGACTAATGTTTTTATATCTTCATCTGTAATAATATCTGTAGATTCGTTTGCAAGGTTATACTTTTTATTGTAAGATGCCATACATGTCTTAATTACAGGCATCATTACTTCTTTTGCACTAATTTTCTTGCCTTTTGCTAATTGCTCTTGCATTTTACATAGCATTGGAAAATATTGTCTTCTATACATTTCATCATTGTTACGCATATACACATGCAAATCGTCTACTACATTGTAGTTAGGTCCAAAATCTTGTGTTGGGTGCATCATGTTCTCCTTTACTGTTGCGTTAGGATCATTTGCTTCAGGTTTTGCTTCTGCATCTTGTTTTACTAAATCGTTTAATGCTGGTTCTGGTTTTTCAACTTCTTTATCTTCTGGCTTTGGTGGTCCTTCTTTAAAAAAGTTTTCAACATTTGCTAATACTTTACTTTGCGGACCAATGTCTACAGTATTACGCATTGCACGACCTTTAATAGCAGTTCTATATTGTACTAAGAAACTGCCTCTTGATGCTCGTGCTAATTCTTGTACTTCTTCTGGGGCACTATTTTTTACATTTGCTGTAATTCTTATATAAAATCCTTTGCCGCCACCAGCATTAACAATACCACTGCTCTCTAAATTGAAATGTCGTAGCATTTGATCAAATCCGCGACCAAAGTTAAGTTCAACAAAGTTTTTGCCACCTCCTGGATTTAATATAACAACAGTTACATCTTCATCGCCTTTGGTTTTAGTACTTGCATCGCCATCAACTTGATTTTTTGCAGTATTAAATAATAAACCTTTTTGTAAATGCTTTAGGAATTCTTCTTCGCCTGGTTCACTATCACCTTGTAGGTGTTTATTAATTTTTTCATTAGCCCATTCGTATGTTTGTCTAACAGGACCATCAAGTAATGCTTGTAACAAACCACGGCCTTTTTCTATCTTGCCACTATCATTAGTATACTCTGCCATAGTATCAGCAAATAATTCTTTGTATTCGCCTGGTAAATTATAGTTAAAGTTTTGTAACCAAAACTTTTTAAAGTTAGCATACGCATGTCCACTTGCTTGACCTACTTGAGATGCACCACCGCCTGCTTTTAGGCTTAATAGGCTAAGTGTTTCTGTTTCAAAGTCTTCACCGTCAGCACCTTTTACAATTAAACTTAGATCAACTTTTGTAGTGTTTTGATTTTCACTTTCAGCACCATCACTAACAACATTAATAACTTGCTTAATGCCGTCACCATAGTAACCTTTTACTTTATTTAATGCTATGCCTGGTTGTGTACCGTTGTTGGCATAATCAACTGCCTGATCTAACATTTTATCAAACTTTTTAACAGCGATATCTGAAATACCAAACTTGGCTTGTAATGATTTACCATCACCACCTGATTCTATTAATTCTCTAAGTGCTTCAATGTCATTTTTTGGTAGTGTTACTTTAATTTTTAAATTATCGTCTGTTCTATCTTTTACGTTTAAACTTAATGTACTATCTTCTTGTGCAAAAAATCTTTTACCTACGTTTAATGCATCTTGCAAAGTAATACTTTGACTAGTATTTTCAAATAGAGCCGCTAGAGCAAAGCCTAAGGCGCCTTCTGTAACGTTTCCTGCATTAACATTTACTTCTACTGCACTACCTTCTTGTGATCTAAACTTTTTTAATACTTTATTTAATGTAAATGTTACCGGCTTATTACTCTCAACATCAACACCTGTAACTGACGGAGCACGATTTACCTTTTCACGATTTTCTTTTTGTTTTACAAGACTTTGGAAAACTCCTAATGCTTTTTTGCCATTAGTTTCGCCATCAAAACTAACTTCATGCTCATTATTATCAGCATCAAGAACAAAAATAGTTCCTTTGCCTTTCATAGCATTGCTAATAGCACTTATATATTTTTCGCTATTTCGATCTCTGCCAGCAAAATATGACAGGGCAATCGGTGCTTCAGTTAGTTGTGTGTTAAAATGAGTCCAACGCATTTATTGATCCTTACCACTTTCTGCATGACCAATAACGTGCCTTTGTACGTGGGCCTGGATTATCACAGTTGTGTCTTGCACGGAAACTTCTGCGTCTTGCAGGATTAGACTTTTTAATACTCATTGATTTGCCTTTAACACT